ATCTCACGATTTTATACGGGACCCGCTTCTGGTACCTGGTCTAAACCAGCAAACCTCAAAGCAGTAAAGATTACAGTAGTTGCTGGTGGTGGTTCCGGTGGTACTGGACAAGGTCCCTACTCAGTTTCTATACCAGTAACAACATCTGGTGGTTCTGGTAAAAGTGCTTTCTCTACAAGTGGTTCTGGCACTTTATCAGTTAATGGTGGCGCTGGTGGTGGCGGTGGTGGCGGTGGTACAGCTATCAGATATATCAATGCAGCTGATATAACAGCAGCATCAGTTCCTTATACTGTTGGTGCTGCAGCTGGTGCTTCGTCTTTTGGTCCTTGGGCCACTGCTAGCCCAACAGCCGTAGTATCAGCAACTGCTGGTGCCGCAGGTATACAGAATGCATATGGTGGCGGTGGCGGCACTACAACTGGACCTGTTAGCTTATCTGTAAGCGGTCAGGCAGGTGGTTCGGGTAAGCCTTCAGGCGTTGGTGGCGTTGCTTATGCTGGTGCTGGTGGCAGTAGTGCACTGGGTGGTGGAGGTAGTGGTGTTTCTCAAGCAGGTGGCACTTATGGTGCTGGTGGTGGTGGTGGTGCTACTAGCCAGGCTGGTGCAGCAGGTAGTGTTGGTGTAATTATGGTAGAGGAGTTTTACTAAAATGCCAATGGCTTTAATATCCCCAAATGAACCAAGAACCGTTGGCGACAAAGTAGGATCAAGAGTTGCTCAGGTAGAGATGGCTGAATTTATAGTTGCTTCCCCATTGTTCTGGGCTGTGTGCAACAACAGTGTTGTAGCTGATGAGTGGGCCTATATTGAAAATAAGTTTGTAAAGATCCCTGAAATAGTTTTACCAGAAATAATAGTACCTACCATAACAGCTGAACCTATTGTTGAAAATCCAGTACCAGTAATTGATGTTTTAAAAGAGTTTTAATTTTATAGGATTATTATGGTTTTTTTTGAGAAGGTAAAGAAGTTAGAGTTTATTAATGAGATTCCAGGTGTTGCTGATTTGATGCCGATAATTGAGTCTAAATATATTAGACACGATTGGGTTAATAAAGCACACCAACAGTTTTCCGAGATCAGGAAGAATCCCAACTGGAACCATACAAAGTTAATGCACACTGCAAAGTGTCCAGGTATATTCACGCTTCAACGTCATGGTTGGATACTGAGAACGTGGCAAGATATTATTATTACCACTACTGGGTCGGATACAGAATTCAGTTGGAGAAGTGCATCTAATACCGGAGGAGACGCTGTTGGCTTTCATCCTCCTATCCAGTTTTCTGATTATTTTGACGAATGGCCAGAGGATACATTGAAAACTGTTGTTCGAATAAACACAGGTTGGAGATGCGATGTTCCAAAAGGATATTATTTAATGGAGATGCCTGTTGCGTATTCTGGCGATAATAGATTTACTACAGTTCCAGGATACTTCTCCAGAGAAGCAGGGCCGGCATCAATGAATGTCCAGTTGCTTTGGCATATTAAAAAAGGGGAGACCTTGATTAAAGCTGGCACACCTATCTCGCAGTATGTGCTGGTTCCTAAGAATCTTCCAGAGATGTCATGTAGAGATGAAAAATTAAGTGATAGGACGTGGTTATCACGATTATATGATTCATCAAAGTTCGTTAAGAACTACAACGAGGTCAGAAGACTTTTCAGTGATTAGTTCATAATGTATAAATAAAAAACAAGGTATTTTAGGGAATATAACAGATGCAACACACCAAATACAACGCATTCGGATATACTCTGGTTAGAACTCAAGTTCAAAAAGATGAGATAATTACTGATACTAACCATGAGCATACGGACAACACTCTGCTAATTACTAGGCCGTATAATCCTAACTTTAAAAAGCAGAGCTATGTTACCGACTCTATAAATCATATCTGGCTAACCACTAGTGGTAATATCAAGTATACTAACTTGTATACAGGAGCAGTTGTGAACTGGAGTGAGGGTTATTGTTCTTTAGATAATCCTATGCCGGTTGGATTCTGGGCCATTGATCATGAGGAAGATAGTACAGCGTTTTGCTTTTCACCTAGGAAAAATCTTGAGATGGATCCCGTGATGCCTGATGTATCCACCTTTAAAATGGATATTGGTGAGTCAATTACTGTCAACGAGCAGAAAAGATTATTTTTATGTCAGGGTCAGCTCAGTATTGAAGGGCAGTCTGTAACTGGACCTACTCAGGTTATTATATCATCTGGTAGAACTATAACAGCTACAACTAAAATTTACGGATTTGAATTTAACTAATAATGGAGTTGGGTTTTGAGGCAAATTGTATATAGGGCCTTTGGATATATCATTACAAAAACTGAGTTTGATGTTGGTGATGAAATGACTGAGAGAGTAGGCTATTGTGTTGCTAATAGATTCAAAGTAGACAAGGATACTAATTTCAATCTGACAAAAGACACTTTCAATGAGAAAGAGTATAACCACATCTGGTTAGTTACAAGAGGTAGGGTTGATTGTGAGGTTGAAGAAACTGGCTTCAAGTACTCAAGGGGACCAGGATTCTGCACTTTAGTTGATGGAAGTCCTTTTGGTACCATCAAAGGTAATATAGTTGAAGGCCTTGACCTATTCTGTATAGCTCCAAATCTCAACCTCAACAAAACCCCAATCGTGCCAAAAGTCACATTCTTCAAATTGTTACAAGGTGAGATTGTAGAGATGGAAAACACTAAGCTTTTTCTAGCTAGTGGGGTTATCAGTATGAATGACGATATAATTAATACAACTAGCCAAGTTAGAATATCTGGTAAAAAAAGAGTTCGGGCGCTACTTGATAGCTATGGATTCATATTTCAATAAGGTATTGTAGTTATGCAAGAGCCTTCATTTGGTTGGTATGAGTTTAACCAGTTTAATAAACTGGTGCTGGCTGCAATCTTTTTAACACTAGTATCCTTCACTTTTGTTGAATTCTCATGGGTAGGTATCTATATTACATTGCTAATGTATATATTGACAGGTGGCTTTGGTATCAGTATAACATTTCATCGTTGTATCTCCCACTCATCGTTTAAAATGCATCCAATCGTTCTTGCACTGGGAAAGTTTTTTGGAGCAATGGGTGGTACTGGTAGTCCAATCATGTGGGTCCAAATTCACAGGACCCACCACTTACATTCGGATAGAGAGGGTGATCCACACTCTCCATCAAAAGCTATAAGAACTCTTGTTGGCTCTTTTCCAGAGGTGACTAAACGTGGTCTGAGAAAGTTTGCTGGTGATCGTGTTTCAATCTTCCTACATAGACATTACTTTTTGGTTTTCTATGCATACGCGCTAGTGTGGCTGTGTTTTGGAGTTGATATGTTTTTCTATGGATTCCTATACCCGGCAATCATGGTTACTTTGATTAGCAACCTACTAAATGTAATGGCACATACTCGTATTGTTAGCTATAGGTCTTTTAGCACATTAGATAATTCAGTTAATACACCATTCATGTCGCTAATTGCATTTGGAGAAGGCTGGCATAATAATCACCACAGATATCCAAACAACGCTAATTTTCAGCAAAAGTGGTGGGAGTATGATATTGGTTATGGTATAATTAAGATATTATCCTTTTTCCGTCTAGCAACAATCAAAACTAACGGTTATACTAAAACATAAATACTCCGTCAAACCAAGGAGTAAATAATGGCCGTTCCTGCATCCAGATCAGAATTCAAAGAATACTGCCTACGTAAGCTAGGTAAACCTGTCATCGAAATCAACGTAGATGATGATCAAGTTGAAGATCGTATTGATGAGGCTCTTAAATATTACTGGGATTATCATTTTGATGGTACCGAAAAGATCTACTACAAGCACACAATCACAGCAAGTAATGTTAGTGAAAAATACATTAATCTTCCCGATAATATTATTGGCGCAGTAAGAATTTTCAATATTGGTGATCCAATGGTTACCAATAACCTCTTCGATATTAGATATCAGATTGCGTTAAACGATCTCTATACATTGACTTCTGTGTCAATGATTCCATACTATATGATGTTCCAGCATGTCCAATTAATGGAGCAAATGCTTGTTGGTCAACAACCCATCAGGTTTAATCGTCACACAAACAAACTGTATGTTGATATGGATTGGAATAAAGTCAATGTTGGAAACTACCTTATTGTTGAGGCATACCAGGTTTTAGATCCAGATGTATATACTGATGCATGGGGTGATAGATGGTTATCGCTATATGCCACAGCACTAATTAAAAAACAGTGGGGTGCTAACTTGACAAAATTCAGCGGCCTGCAATTACCAGGTGGTGTATCTTTCAATGGGGATAAGATTCTCAATGACGCCACAGCAGAAGTAGAGGCGTTAGAGAAGGAAATGATAAGCTCTTATTCTCTACCAGTAACTGATATGATAGGCTAAGATGGCTACCTCATTCTACTTCAATAATTTTGGAGCAAGTCAAGAACAACTTTTGATAGAAAATCTTGTTGTTGAATCCATCAAGATTTACGGCCATGATGTCTATTATCTACCACGCACTCGAGTTGCAACGGATAATATACTAGCTGAAGATAGCTTTTCACGATTTGATTCTCAGTATTTTGTTGAAATGTATATTAAAAATGTTGAAGGTTTTGCTGGTCAGGGCGACTTCCTATCAAAATTCAACCTTGAGATTAGAGATCAGGTTACATTCACAGTTGCTAGGAGAACTTTTAGCGAAGAAGTAGGTGCTTTAACGTCTTTTGTAAGACCACGTGAAGGTGATCTACTTTACATGCCACTTAACAATAAATTGTTTGAAATTAGGTTTGTTGAGCATGAAGCCATATTCTACCAGCTAGGAGCATTGCAAACATTTGATCTTACTTGTGAATTATTCGAATATAGTAACGAGCAGTTTAACACTGGTATTTCTGCTATTGATGATAAGCTAAAGAATATAACTTTTGATTTATCGGACTTTGGTTTAATGTTAGAAGATGGAATGGCATTAGCAGATGAGGATGGATTTGATTTAATTCAAGAAAATTATGATATTAAGACCCAAGATCCAATATCAGATAATAACGATTTTGAAACAGAGGGTGATAGTATTTTAGACTTTACAGAAATAGACCCCTTCAGTGAAGGAACATACTAATGTTTAATCGAGTATTCTACCATGATACGATACGAAAGTATGTAATCCTTTTTGGAACCGTGTTTAATAGTGTTTACATTAATAAAATAGATGAGAATGGGAACACTGCACAAACCTTCAAGGTTCCTATCTCTTACGGTCCCAAAGAAAAGTTTTTAGTTAGATTAACGCAGGATCCAAACTTAAACAAGCCAGTAGCTATTCAACTACCACGCATGGCTTTTGAATTGAATAGTTTGAGCTACGCTGGTGAGCGTAAGATGCCTACCGTTAATAGAGTAACTGTTCAGGATCCCAACGACCCTGATAAACTAATGTATCAATACTCTCCAACGCCGTACGATATGAGCTTCACACTTCAAATCATGGTCAAAAGAGCCGACGATGGAACAAGAATACTGGAGCAAATACTTCCGTTCTTTACACCTGATTGGACACCTACGGTCAATCTTGATTCTTCTATGCAGCATAAGTATGACATTCCTATCATATTAAATTCTGTATCCTCTTCTGATACATATGAAGGTAATTTTATAGAACGTCGAGCTCTTATTTGGACTTTGCAGTTCACAATGAAGGGATATATATTTGGCCCAACAAGAAAAGCAAAATCTATTAAGACTTCTATCATTAATCTATATGAGGTAGATACTCAAACTGCAATCAATAGTGCTGTAGGTAATTCACAAATATATGATACACTCACAACTATTCCAGTTGTTACTGGTAAGGTTCTAGGTGATATTGCTGCAGATGACAACTACACGTTTAATCAAACAATTGACCAGTTCTATGAATGATCCTATTAGTGATGCTTTGAATCTCACACCCATCCAAGAAATATTACCAGCTGAAAAAAAGAAGCCAGTTGCAGTAACTACCGACTTTGAATATGCTCGTGGTAACATGCTCAATATCCTTGAAAAAGGTAACGAGGCACTGGATGGTATTTTAGATGTTGCGCAACAATCTCAGCATCCAAGAGCTTTTGAAGTAGTAGCCGGATTGATTAAGACTCTTTCAGATACTAATAAAGATCTTCTTGAATTACAAAAGCGTCAAAAGGATATTATTAAACAGGATGAAGAAGAGTCTGGTCCTAAAACAATCAATAATAACCTTTTTGTTGGATCAACAACAGAGTTGCAGAAACTAATAAAACAACAACATGAGCAAAACTGAGATATATCTTGGTAATAAAAACTTAAAAAGGTCGGATGTAGTAGTCGAATTTACAAAAGACCAGATTCAAGAATTCATCAAGTGTAGTAGAGATCCCGTGTATTTCATTGAGAACTACGTTAAAATTATTAACGTGGATAAGGGTCTCATTCAATTCCAACCCTACGACTACCAAAAAGATATTGTGAGGCTGTATGAGAAAGAGCGCTTTGTTATCTGTAAGATGCCTCGTCAGGTTGGAAAAACAACTATCGTTGTTGGTATAATTTTACACTCCATCCTATTTAATGAGAACTATCGTGTAGCTATTCTAGCAAATAAAGAAAAGCAAGCACATGAGATTCTTGGTAGAATCCAGCTTGCATACGAACATCTACCAAAGTGGTTACAGCAGGGTGTGATGGAGTGGAATAAGGGAACTATTGAGCTAGAAAATGGTTCCAAGGTTGAATCGAGTTCTACTGCCTCAAACGCTATTCGAGGTACGTCTCAGAATCTTGTATACCTGGACGAGTTTGCTTTCGTTCCAAACTCAATACAGGAAAGCTTCTTCTCATCTGTATACCCTACAATTTCATCCGGATCAACTACTAAAGTACTAATTACATCAACACCTAATGGGTTGAATCTATTTTACAAGCTATGGGTGGATAGTGAGAATGAGCGTAATTCATATAAGAGGATTGATGTTCATTGGTCAGATGTTCCTGGTAGGGATGAAGCCTGGAAAGAAGAGACTATCAGAAACACGTCTAAGGAGCAGTTCAGGCAAGAGTTTGAGTGTGAATTCTTAGGATCATCTAATACATTAATATCTCCGGATGCACTAAGAAGACTGGTATTCATACCAGCCATATCCGAGAACGAATACTTTAAGCTGTATCATGAACCCCGACAAACGGGATTATACCTGATAACGGTTGATGTGTCAAGAGGTTTAGGAGGTGACTTTTCAGCCTTTATAGTGTATGATATATCTGAAGCACCGTATCAAGTAGTCGCAACATATAGAAACAATAACATATCACCTCTACTGTATCCGGAGGTCATTTACAATATTGCAACAAAATACTTCAACGCTCATGTACTAATTGAGACTAATGATATTGGTCAACAGGTAGCAGATATTCTACACGAAGATCTCGAGTATGAAAA